AGACAGACACGTTTCTTGAGATGGCCGGCTTTGACCAGGCAGATATTCGCAGGATCAAGGCGCAGGAAAGCAGAGTGCGTGGACTTTTGACAGTGGAAGAGGTCGAGAATGAATGACGATCCCGGAAAGAACATGGCTGCGTTACATCCGGATGTTGTCTGCGATTAACAGCACTGCCTCAAAGAAATTTGCGGCTTATCTGGCCACACATGATGTGATGACGAAAGCTGGCAGGAAAGCGGCGATAGATTATGCGGCAGCACTTGCAACGAAGTACGGTGAAAGCGCTGCGGCAGTGGCTTGCGAGATGTACGATGTAGTCGCAGAGGCTTCCGGTGTGATTGTTCCGGCGGCTGAACCGGCGGCAACTGCATCATATGGAGAAGTTGCAAAGGCTGTAAACGGAGTCCTGAAGCAGAGCCAGAACGTTGATATGATCAGCTCGGTAGTCGGCCGTCTTGTCAAGAGAACAGGAGCGGACACAGCGCTGAACAACGCAATCCGGGACGGAGCTGAGTTCGCCTGGGTTCCAAGCGGAGACTCTTGTGCGTTCTGTATTATGCTTGCCTCAAACGGATGGCAGAGAGCGTCAAAGAAAGCGCTGAAGGGCGGCCATGCTGAACACATTCACGCAAACTGTGATTGTACCTATGCAATCCGGTTCGACAGCAGGTCAAACGTTGCCGGGTATGATCGTGACAAGTATCTTGAGATTTATGAAAACGCTGAAGGATCAACCTGGCGAGAAAAGCTTAACTCCATGAGGAAAGGATAAACAGCACGATGAAAGTCGTGCTTTTATTATGCTTACGGACGGCATAAAAGTCCGGAAATTTACGCGAAAGCGGAGGAGAAAAACCAATGGCAGAAACTGTGAATCAGGAAGTCACCCCGGCACAGGAGCCGGAAAAAACGTTTACCCAAAGCGAGCTGAACGCGATCCTTACAGACCGTCTTAGCCGCGAGAGGGGCAAATACTCAGATTATGAGGAGCTGAAGAGCAAAGCAGCGCAGTTTGATGCGGCAGAGGAAGCCCGGAAAACGGAGCTTGAAAAGGCCACAGAAAAAGCGAACGCTTTGCAGAAGGAACTGGATGAAATCAAAAAAGCCAACGAAATCCGCGCCATGAAGGACAGAGTAGCACAGGACACCGGGCTTCCGGCAGATATGCTTGAGTTCCTGACAGGGACGGACGAAGAAGCGTGTAAAGCACAGGCCAAAAAGCTTGTGGAGCGCGTAAAGGCAAACGGTTTCCCCAACGTGAAGGACTCCGGTGAATCACGGACACCTGGAGTGACCAAAGCCGATATCCTCGCAATCAAAAACGAGAGAGAGCGGTTGAAAGCAATCCGTGAGCATTTAGATTTATTTTGAAGGAGAAATGAAAAATGGCTAATGAAATCCTCGCAGTCGCCGCAAAGGCGCAGGACATCAATTTTGTAACGAAGTTTGAATCCGATCTGCACAACCTGCTTGCCGTTCTTGGCAAGTCTGAGGTTCAGGTCATGGCTCCGGGGGCTGCCCTGAAGATCTATAACACTTCCGGCACTCTGTCCGCAGCCACTGTTGCTGAAAAGGCTCTGATTCCTGACTCCGGCATTGCCGCTGATAACGGTACTGTTGTTGCCCTGACTTACAAAAAGTATCGCAACCTGACCAGCATCGAAAGCATCGGTGCCAAGGGCTTTGACGTTGCCGTCGGCAGTTCCAATGATGCGCTTCTGAAGCTGGTTCAGAAGGCTGTCCGTCAGACCATCTACACCGGCATCGCCACCGGAACTGGCACGGCCACGGCCACCGGTTTCCAGGCCCAGGTTGCCGCTGCGGCTGGCGCTGTTGCGGTTAAGTTTGAAGATGAGGCTTACACTCCGGTGTTCTTTGCCAATCCTGCGGACGCTTATGCCTATCTCGGCACTGCGAACATCACCATTCAGCAGGAGTCCGGCCTTGCCTATCTGGCTAACTTCATGGGCATCGGCAACGTGATTCTTGACAGCAATGTTGCTGCCGGCACTGTGATCGGCACTGCCGTTGAGAACCTTGAGGTTGTTGCGGCTGATGTTGCGGACATCCCCGGAATGGAGATGACCATGGATGAAAGCGGCATCATCGGTGTTCACACTGGCGCTCTGTATGAGAACGGTGCGATTCAGACCGTTGCCTACTGCGGCCTTGCCGTGAAGCCTATCTTCCTTGACAGGATCGTCAAGGCTGCTGCCAGCGCTTAATGAGAACGGCAACAGTAATTGTTGCGTTTCATGATCTTCAGGAAGGTGTTCTTCGTTTACCGGGGGACACCTTCCAAGCTGAAGAGGAACGCGCAAAACAGCTTGAAGATCTTGGCTTTGTAAGCCTGGATAAACGGAAGAAGACAGTCAGAAAATGAGGTGATTCCATGGCGGCATACGCAACGACAGCTGATGTTCAGGCAAGAATGCTCCGGGCAATGGATGCAGATGAGCTGGCGCTTTGCGGAAACCTGCTGGAAGATGCCGGGGTCATGATTGACGCAACCGGAACCACAGCAGACGAAGACGCGAAAAAGGTTGTCAGCTGCCGCATGGTAATCCGTGCGCTTGGTGACGGCTCAGACAATGGTGTTCCTATGGGCGCAACGCAGGGCAGTATGTCCGCTCTCGGCTATTCGCAAAGCTGGACAATCAGCAGCGGCGGCAGCGCAGGTGAGCTTTACATTTCCAAAACGGAGAAGAAACTGCTCAAGCTTGGCAACAGAATCGGCTTCCACAGCCCTGTTTCAGAGCTTGTTGAGGTATCGTCATGACTGGCATTACGGTGATTCTTCTGGAGCGCACACAGACCGGGACAGACTCATTTAACAGGCCGACTTACACAGAGACGCAGATTCCTGTTGCGAACGTGCTTGTTGCTCCGGTTACTCCGGGCGGCGATGAGATCATTGACCAGGTGGATCTGAGCGGCAGGAAAGCGAGCTACACGCTGGCGATCCCAAAAGGTGATGAAAACACTTGGGAAGGTAACAAGGTGATCTTTTTCGGAGAAACCTGGCAGGTCATCGGAATGCCCACGCAGGGAATTGATGCGTTGATCCCTTTGAAGTGGAATAAGAAGGTCAAGGTGGAGCGGATTGAGTAAGATTAAGGTGAAGCTGATCAGTTCCGGAGTGCGTGAGCTTCTGAAAAGTGACGATGTTCTGAGGATGATTGAGAGCGAAGCTTCAGACCGTGTGCTTCAGGCAGGACCTGGTTACAGCGTCAACACCTATGTCGGAAAGACTCGTTGCAATGCGGAAATTCTTGCGGAAACAGCTGAGGCACGGCAGGACGCTCTGGAAAACAACACTCTGCTTAGGTTGGTATCATCATGATCGAAACTATCGTTTTAAATGCGCTTGACAGTGCGCTTGATGTTCCGGTGTACATGGAAGCCCCGGAGAACAGGCCGGTCAGTTATGTGATTGTGCAGAAGACCGGCAGCCAGAGGAACAACCGCATTGATTCTGCGACTATTGCGGTTCAAAGCATCGCGCCAACGCTGCAAGGAGCAGCGGAGCTAAATGAATCTGTGAAAGCAATCATGGATCAGCTGTCTGAGACGGAGACGGATATTTTCCGGGCTGAGCTGAACAGTGATTACAACTTCACAAACACGCAGACCAAAGAAAGACGGTATCAGGCCGTCTATGACATTACTTACAAGGAGTGAAATTCATATGGTAACAGCAGCAAAACCGGCAGTCGGCGGCGCAGTTCATGTTGCACCTCTTGGGACTACTCTCCCAACGACAGCCATTGCGGCTCTGGACGAGGCCTTTGTTAATCTCGGCTATGCCACTGACTCCGGTGTGACTCGCTCTGTTGAGCAGGACACGGAAGTTGTCAAAGCCTGGGGCGGCGATACCGTCCTGGTGCTTGAAAACGGCAAGACGGAAACCTTTGCGTTTTCCATGCTGGATGCGCATTCTATTGCCACGCTGAAAGTGCTGAACGGTGACGATAATGTTACCGGCACTGCGCTTGCGACCGGCATTTCGGTCACATCCAACAACAGCGAGAAGGGCGGCCACATTTATGTTATCGACATGATTGAGAAGGGCAACACGTTGCACAGGATCGTGATTCCCAACGGCATTGTCTCTTCTGTCGAAGACATCACTTATGTCGACAGTGCGGCTGTGGCTTACGGTGTGACCATCACCGCAGTGGCTGACGCTTCTGGAAATACCGTATACGAATATTTCCAGACCGCATCCTGACGAGGTAGAACATGGCTATGAAGCATATCAAAACCAAGACCGGCTTTGAAATCGACATTGATGAAAACGTGATCGATGACATGGAGCTGTTTGACGCTGTTGTTGATCTGCAAAGCGGAAATATGCTTGCAGTGCCGAAGGTCGTCAGCAAAATCTTCGGTGACAACAAAGCGAGGCTCTATGACCATTGCCGTCTGGAAAGCGGAAGAGTTCCGACACAGGCGATCAACGATGAAATCACGGCTGTTTTCGAAGCTCTCAACGCAAAAAACTCCTGATCCTCGCACAGTATGTCGCAAGGTGCGAGGATGATCTGATCTGCGACATGGCCGAAACCTATCATGTATTAAACTGGCGAGAATTACCGTTGAAAACAGCGGCTGTTCTCGCCAGCGGACTACACGAAGACAGCCGGTCATTGCGAAAACTGACCGGGCAGAAACTGAGATCGGAGCAGTACACACAGCTTGCGATTCTGGATGAGCTGAGGCTTTTACGGTGGATGCGGACAAAGGACGCAGCCCACGGAAGAAACAAACCGGATTCTATTCTGGACGCAATGCTCCAGGAAGAGAAGAAGGTCACAGGCTTCCGGACACCGGAAGAGTTTGAAGCGAGAAGACAGAAAATTATTTCAGGGGTAACGTAATGGCAACTATCGGAACTGCCTATGTGCAAATTCTGCCGTCTGCCGAAGGGATTAAAGGCAATCTTGAAAAGGCTCTTGGCGGTGAAGTAAGTGCCGCAGGAAGCTCTCTTGCCAACAATCTTGGTTCCGGATTGAAGTCCGGGCTTGGTGTTGTGGCCAAGGGCGCTGTTGCCGGGATTGCAGCCGCAGGAGCTGCCGCTGTAACGCTTGGGAAACAGGCTGTTTCTTCTTACGCGGAATATGAGCAGCTTGTCGGCGGTGTTGAAACGCTGTTTGGTGAAGACATGGCCGCAACCGTCATGCAGAACGCAGACAACGCGTTTAAAACTGCCGGTATGTCCGCAAACGAGTATATGCAGACGGCTATTTCTTCATCAGCTGCAATGATCAAGTCTCTTGGCGGCGATCAGGCCAGGGCGGCAGAACTAACGGACATGGCCATCAGAGATATGTCCGATAACGTGAATAAAATGGGAACATCCATGGATATGATCCAACACGCGTACACAGGTTTCTCAAGAGGAAACTTCACGATGCTGGATAACCTGTCTTTGGGTTTTGCCGGGACGAAGGAAGGAATGCAGGAGCTGCTTGCCTCAGCAGAGCAGATTTCCGGAGTCAAATATGATATTTCCAGTTATGCCGACATCGTTGAAGCAATTCACGTTGTTCAGACGGAAATGGGCATTACTGGAACAACAGCGGCAGAGGCAGCCGGGACAATCGCAGGATCAACCGGTTCTGTCAAGGCCGCATGGGCGAACCTTATAACAGGAATTGCGGACGATAACGCAAACTTTGATGTTTTGTTCGACAATTTCATTAATTCTCTGATGAGTATGGTGGACAACATCATGCCAAGGATCACGACAGCTATGGATGGCATCGGCAAGCTTGTTGTCAAGGGCGCTGAGAAGATTCTTCCTGTCGTAATTCAGACCATCACAGCAAATCTTCCGCAGTTGATCACAACAGGTGTTCAGCTGATCATCACGCTGATCACAGGTATCATTCAGGCGCTTCCTCAGCTTGTGGCAGCGCTGCCGCAGATCTTCCAGGCGATTCTTGGCGCATTCCGGGATAACTGGCCGGCGCTGAAACAGGCCGGTTCTGATCTGCTTCAGATGGTCATTGACGGATTAAGCAACGCAGTCAGCTGGCTATGGGGCAAAGTCTCCGACATCGGCCGGAGTGTAGTCGATCAGATCTATTCCGGTATCGCTTCCAAATGGGGCGAACTTGTCGGATGGTTCAATAACCTGTGGGACGGCCTGTTTGGCAACAGAAGTGTCAGCGTTGGTGTGAGCGGCGGCGGTGGGAGCGTGGGGCGGTACGCAACCGGCCTTGATTATGTTCCTTACGATGAATTCCCGGCGATCCTTCACAAAGGTGAAGCTGTGCTTACTGCAAGCGAGGCTTCAGACTGGCGCCGGTCAGGGCTTGCATCTGACGCAGGTCCGGCTGCGCAGGGATCTGAACTGATGGATGTGCTTGGGCAGCTGTCGCAGTTCCTGGGTGATCTTAGAGAGAACGGTGTGCCGGCATACGCGTATCTTGACGGCAGAGCTGTTTCCGATACTGTGACGAAGTACCAGCGCAGAGCAGCGAGAGCGAGGGCATGAGATGGTAGCAATCTGTAATGATGTGGATCTTTCTGCCTTTGTTGGGCAGGGATACACCTACGAACGTGAACCGCAGTACGGAACAACGTTAACGACAATGAACGGCATGGATCATTCTGCGAAGCTTCGTGACCGGGTCAAGCTGACAGTTCCGTTCATTCCGGTGACATTAGAAAAGCTTGCAGAGATTCTCCAGCTGTTTCCGAATGAAGGGTCATATGTTAACTGGGAATACTATGATCCTTTCCTGGGGGAAAACCGTGCGGTGCAGATGAAGTACGATACCAGGTCTTCAGAGCTTCGCTGCGCTCACAGGAATGGCACGGAGTGGTACAGCGGTCTTGTGGTCAAGCTGATCGAGAGGTGACCGGATGCAAGACATAAGTTCGGTTGAGAATTACTCCGCAATCCTTGCGTCCGGCGAGTACAGCGTACAGTGGGCAATAGACATCGGTGAGAACGGCCGACTCATCACGGAGAGCGGCGAATACATCACGTTCTCCCTGCCGGGTTCAGCTGATCCTGTTCGGTTGATGCTGAGCAGTGCAGGTGCGGAAAATGGCTATGGTGAGGATGTCCTGACTTCTCTGACGATCACGAACGCAATGTTCTCCGGGACTCCAGAGCTTGGGAAAGCGGTAACGGCTGAGATCGATGTCGAGTTACTTGTTCCGAGGGCTCAAATCCCACGCATGGCGGCGATCAGAGCATATAGCAGAGTCTTCAACGACACCATGAAGTCCGGGTGGATTCCACAAGGCACGTTTTACATCGACACAAGAGAGATCAGCAAGAACGTGTACGGAGCGAACACAATCAGGCTTCACGGCTTTGACTGTATGCTCATGACGGAACAGTCCTATGTCTGGAATCTGTCTGCCCCGGCAACGGACATTGCTGTGGTGCGTGATATTTGCTCACAACTGGAGTTTGATGTCGATCCTCGAACGGTCGAGATCATGGACAAAGGGTACACCATCAACACGGAGCAGATAGGACAGTACACCATGCGAGAGGTGCTGTCGTACCTTGCCGGGAGCTATGCCGGGAGCTTCATTATCACTCCGCAGAACCAGCTTCGGTTGGTTCAGCTTGTGACTCCACCGGGAGAGACGAACTATTTGTCAGCGGTCGAAGGTGGAGTTTATTATGCGATCTTGTTCGGCAATGACCGCATTTTGGTGTGAGGTGGTTCAATGGCAAATCAGGCGGCAACTTTCAACGTTGCAC